GAAGTAAGTCTGCTAAATACTTTTGAGAATGGTAGTATCAAACTAACAGATTTGTTTCTGCCTGGCGATGCTATTAGTATAACGAAAAGATTAGAACCTATATTATAATTAGGCATAGGAAACCAAACTCTTCTGCCTAAGGCACCAGACACAGCAGACAACGCAGTCCACTTTGCAAATGGTTTAGGGATAGGGCTATCTTTTACTGCATCAACAGACGCCTGTATAAAATCTTTGAATCTTCTTGCCATTACTTTTCATTCTGCGTTGTAATATTTTGGGCTGGGATCTTCACTACTTTTATAACTTTAGATTCTGTTTCTATCCATACATTTTTATCTTCGTCTTGCATCACAACAGATGGTCCACTTATTTCTGCTCCATCACATTCGATTGTACCATTCGGTTCTTTAACTATAATCTTTCCATCTTCTACATATATTTTTATTTTGTCCACGGTTTCATATCCTTCCAATTATCTCCCACCTCTACGGAAGAAGGTATTAACATTGTGCGTCCATTGACCTCCAATGGATTGTGCATTTTATCAAGAACCTTTGGCATGAGATCATCTATCTTATCTCTATCACACTGCCCAAGTATTGCATCATGTACTTGACCCAACACTTCGACACCTTCGGTTTCTAATTCTTTCCATACTCTCCACAAACCTAAGTTAAGTAAGTCACCTATCGTAGACTGTGGAACAAAAGCTATCGCCGCTCGTAAAGTAGAAGCATCTTTGAGTCTATCCCAAAAATGTCTACGTCTACCCATCGGAGTGACGAGGCTACCTTTAGCAAGAAGTTCTTGTTGTATCGTGTTATGCCATACACGTATCCCAGGAAATGCCCCCTTGATCTTTAAGGTATCCTTCGATATCTTTTCTCCTTTGTCAAGTAACTCTTTGTATCCACCTTGTGGGTCTTGTTTGTGCCATCTTTCTAAACTTGTAGAAGATATCACACCACCAAAATAAAGCAACTGAAATCTTGTAGCCTGCGACACTTTGATCTTTATCTGTCTTGCCAAAGAGTGAGGCGACACACCATAGTTTGTTCCGTGTCCTGCTCGTTTGCATATGTCACGGTAACTGTGATGCATGTAGTATTTCATATCAGCCAATGCTCTGTCTTGCTTTGGATCACCAGACCAACCCATGTTGGGCCATACCATTTTAACAACTTCGGTATGCAAATCTGTACTCTCACATACATCAATGTAGTTTTGATCGGCAGCCAAGTATGCAACGGCACGAGACTCAGCTTGTTCTAAGTCTGCATAAAACATTTGTTTGTTTTCATCTGGTATAAATACTTCACGTAAATCTTTTGTTATGTTCTGTAAGTTTGTACCTGTACGCCACGGTGATTCTCTTGAAGACCATCTGCCTGTCTCTGTACCTGCGACGTTGTAAGAACATCTTATTCTCCCGTCCGTGTCACGCTTGGAGCTAAGGACTGCCAGGTTTTTATCTATGTCACGCAACGCCAGGATAGTTCTGCAGAAAGGTCTTGCTCTTGGATAAGATTCTGCCAACGATTCCAAAGCGTCGCGATCAGTAGATATCTTTTGTTTACCTTTCTTGTATGAAACTACAGGTGGTAAATTAAGATCTTCATATAATAATTTTTTAAGTTGAGTAGGACTGTTATGATTTAAATCTTTACCAGACACAGCTTGTGAAAACAAATGTATCATTCTTTCTAAGCGTAATCTTTTTTCTTGTAAGGGTTTTCTAATTGCTTTTACTTTATCTTCATCAACACGTAGACCACGCATAGTCATAGCCATAGCTGGTTTTAAACTTTGTATTTCAAAACCATACGTACGTCTGGTAGTCTCATCAAATTCTTTTTCTATCTTCTCCCATATCTCTTGGGTAAGTGTGCAATCCAAAGCACAGTAGATCCAGTTAATCTGATCGTCGTCGTATGGTGATAAGTCTAAATTATTATTACTTACTTTTATCATCTGCCAACTCTCCTGCGATTGCAGAGTATCCAACCATATCTACATACGTATCTTTTGTAGGGTTAGGTGATTTAGTTCTTGCAACTTTTAATAATAACATAAGCATGGCAACATCATGTGCAGTAATATCTTTATCTAAATATACTGACCACAAGTTTGCAATGTTTGTGTGATTAGTTTGTTTGTCTCCGTATTCTTTCTCTCTTGGCCCTCTTAATATCTTCAAGGCTTCTTTCAAGTTTTCTTCTATATTTACTACCATAAAATTTCTCCATCAATTTATATATTTCTTTTCGAGTAGTCTTGTCATCTAAGTCTGCGAGGTCACAGATTAAATTAAAATTACTATCCTCGTCTGTTTCATTCAGCCACTCCCATGCGGCTAAATGTGCTTTCTTATCTTCTTTTCCTTTACCTTCGTAAACTAAATCTTGTAGGACTTGATCCAACACGGCACGCCACATGCGTACTATGTTCTCGTGTTCTTCCCACTTCTCGTCTACATCTTTGGCAGAGAAGTAATTTGGTCGCTTCATTATTCATCGGCTTTCGTGCTGTGTGAAAACTTGGCTAGAGTTTTCCATGCACCCTCGTTAGTGTATATGGAGCCTAAGAAGCCTAAACCTTTTTCCATTTCTGGTTGCAAAGCATGTTGTGCATGCATCGTGTCATGCACTATACCCTTTACATTTATATTCTTTTTATATGTTAACCAAGACACATCATAAGATTGATTCTGTGCTACCTTTGTAATGCGTTCATCTTCTAATAATTCTTTAACCCAATCCCACGCTTTTGTTTCATCATCTTTCTTCCAGTACCCATATGTGAATGGTACGACAATGGCATGGGTCGAAGAGGGGGCAAACCCAATACAAGTTATCTGCCCACCAGCTGTTTCTATATCGAATGCCAAAGGATGTTTCGCGTTATCTCTTCTAATGAAGTCTTGTTTAAATTTATCTAAGTCGTTTATACTCGGTTCGATCCAGAGTTCTCTTTCTATATTTACTATGTCTTTTGTATCTGCTTCACGCAATGCTTTCTTAAAGTCTGAGTAGACAATAGATCTCAATGCGTAGTTCTTTGAGACACTCGACAGGGCATACGATGGAACTATTTTTATTTCATCATTGATGTGTGAGGTGTTAGAGGAGATGAGCGCCCCTCTATAAGTTCCAATTTTGTCATACCCTGTGAATGCCCACAATGATATCGCACCCAGTGCTATAATAACATTAGGTTTGACCTCATTGATTTCTCTGTACAGCCTCTCCAGATGTGGTTGCGTCTCCTGTTTTAGAAACCCTAACGTTGAGGACGGATAGGGTGTTCGCCACTCTGTTCCTTTGCACAAAGCCTTGTATTCACTTCTCTTGTGAAAAAAGTTTTGTAAGTTTTCCTGTGCTGGTCGCCTTTGAAAGACGTGGGTGAGCATGCATTCTTCCAGCTGTATCCCTGCTAGTTTACATACCTTGCCTAGTAGATAATCGCCTGCAAGTATTTTATTTAAACGAACCTCATTGACTGTTGGATAATCCATGACGATTGCAATCTTTGCACCATCTACAATCTGCGAAGCTATGTTCTTGTGTACTGCATACTCACCCATAATACTACGCCGCCTTGTTGATTATCCTTTTAATCGAAGCTTGTAGTATGTCTTTGTTTCGGCCCACCATTTCGTGTTTCACAACACCAGAAAATGTTTGACCAATGCTTTGCTCTAGCATTTCGCCAAAGTTAGCACCACTCATACCGAGTGTTTTAGTTAGGAACTTCTTAATAGAAATCACAGGGTTACCCTGTCCTAACGCTCTAGCCGTAGCCCAGAACTCCATTCTGGTTGGCTCACAGTGATCTAAATCACTATCCGTGATCTCTGATTCCAAGACAGCATTCGCCTTGACGTTCAGTCTCACGATTTCGTTTTGGTTTTCACCGACTTTATCCGTACGATAAGACGTGATAACGAAGTCGTAGCTACCCTCTGGTAAGGGCATCTGCTCCTGTACGTCATCTGGATTCATCGATAAAAAGTCTGAAATATCAGCCATTAATTACCTCCTTTGTTTAAGTTAATTACATTGTCAGCTGACAACTTCTTGCGTGCATTAGTTTGTATTGCACTGAACAACTTAGCTAGATCCA